TTGTGCCAACGCTAAAGATGATGCCGTGCCAACTGTTGCAGTGCCAGCAGTAATTGTGCAAGTGCCAGCACCTAAGTTTTGTATCCAAATCGTGTCACCAGCGCTAAAAATGCCTGTGTTCACTGTGATCGTTGTTGAGCCGGCTGCAGTCATTTGTACTCGATAACCGACATCACCGACAACCAGCGTGTAGTTAGCAGTTCTAGCGTTTACTGGCAACGTGGTAATTGCATTAAGTTGCGATGCGTTTAGCACCGTGTTTGCCACAAATGGAAAAGGCGTAGTCATAGTTGCACTTTATCCTAACCAAGCGCGTTACTGGTAGATAGCACACCAAACGTAATGTCATCTAAAATAAACTGGTCAAGGATGACGGTTGCTGATGTCCACAAGGTCATGCGGTGTCCTGTGTTCATGTCAATAACGTGATCTATGCCCTCAACGCTTAAGTCTTGATTAACACTTAACGGTGTGCCAGATGTAAAAGTCTTGGTCACGGACACGGTTTGACCAATCTCAATTGGTGCTAACGCCGTTTTTTGGGCATCGGTCAGGCTGGCAAATGTGGTTGACACACTGGTAAAACGTGGGCGTGGGTTTGGGTAAAGCAAGTAACTGGCAAGCGTGGCAGCTTGTGCGTCATCACTTAGCAGGCTGTCTGTAATCGCCTCAGTTTGCGTAAAGTACTCTGCAATAGACGCTGCGTTGCTGGCGTTTTGTAACGTGCCACCAGACGCAATTGTGACGTTGGCATTGTTAATTACGGTCTGCTGGTCAAACTCTACGAGGATGCTGTCATACGGTGTGGCTGTGCCGGTGTCGTTAAACGTGGCTGTCGCTGCGTCAAGGGTTGTGCCTACGCGCGGTTGGGCAGTTAGCACGTTCTCTCGATCACAAAAAATGCGACCCTGTTCAGCCTGTTGTATGCGGTTTATATAGGCGTTTACGTTTGTGCCTGACTCAATCGTGTAAGCGCCTAGCGTGGTCACTGGCGAGGCGGTAAGGCTTGTAGCGCCTGTGTAGTTTGCAGCGCTTAAAACGGCTGTAATGCGCGCTGATGAGGTTTGGCTAGTGGTGGCTGTTTCAGGCAAATTGCCCTGTGACAGCACATAAGTGTTATCGGCTGCCGCAATGCTGTAGGTGGTCATGCCAGCCATGTTGTACGTCTGGTTGAACGTAGTCACAACGCCTGTAAAAAGGTACTCACCGTTACGGCTAAGCCTGATCGGGCGCAATGGCGCTAGACCCGGCTGATCTGTCAACGTGTTGTAATAAACGCTAGACGTGTTTAACGGGTCATAATCACGGTTGCCCACTGGCACGCTAATTGACACAGACATTGTGCCCGGTCCAAATACGTCTAAAGGTTTGTGACGGCCTCGACTAATGGTAATTAACTGTGCCACGTCCGTGATGTCGTTAAAATCCACGCCGTCACCGTCAAGCACATCAGGCCCGTTTAATTGCGATTGGTCTAAATAAAAGGCTTCGCCGTCAAAGCCGCTAGACAACTCTAAAAGGTATGTGCCGCCAGTAATGACGGTTGCACCAGACATTACCTAATAGCCAAGTTGAGTGGCCCATACACTTGCGTGTATTGGGTAAGCGCGTCAACAACTGATCTGCCAATTTCGGCGCTAGTCGAAATACCGCCAGACACATTAATGGTTACATTTACGCCCATGCCAGCGTTTCTGCCGTTTAACGGAATAACTGCCTCTGGGCCTGCTTCACCAATCAGCGCCAATGTTGGGCCAGTAACAATGCCGCCCTCAGCCATTTTGGGAATGGTTATTCCGCCGCCTGCTTTTGTTTCGTTGCCGCCAATTCTTCCTAGTTTAATTTCGCCTATGTAACCAATATCTGGCAACAATGGCAAAGCGTTGTAACCCTTAATAATTGCGTTAATAACTTTTATCCAACTGTTTGCAAATGTCTCAAACACAAAAATTACGCCGTTTATAACTGCGTTAATACCTGTGCTAAACCACTCAAACTTGTTGTATGCAATTACTAAACCAGCAACTAGCAAACCGATGCCAATTGCAATAAGGCTGAATGGGTTTAATGCCATAGCAATATTTGTGGCCACAATTGCAGCGGCAACTATGCCTATAGCGCCAGCAATATACATAAACGCTTCAGGGTTGTCTTGTGCCCAATCTGCAAACTTTTGTAGGTATGGCAACACGGCTTCGAGCACTGGCAGTAGTGCTGCACCAATTGACTCTTTAGTTTCGCCAATAGAGTTTTTCATTATTGCCAATTTGCCTGCAGCGGTCTCTGCGTTGGCTGCAACAGCACCACCAAACGTGCCGCCCAACACGTTCATAACATCGTCAAGGCTTGCACCCTCTTTAATCATCGTTGCCATTTCTGGTGACAACGTGCGTAATGCCTTAAAGTTTCCTTGATATGCCTTAGCCAATGCATCGGCAACTGTGGCGCTGTCAATCCCGGTTGACTTGCTGATGTCCATGACAAGGTTCATGTCGTTCATGGCAACGCCAACATCTTTAGTACCGCGCACAAGTGCTTCTAATGCAAGGCGATATTCTGTGTCAGCAATACCTGACGCTCGACTCATCGCACTGATCTGATCCTCTGTGGCTTTAACTTGTGCGTCTGATGCGTCGGTGACGTTTTGTAAAGTAAGCGCCAGTTGTGCTTGTTCGGCTTCATCCTCAATCGCCGCTTTAGTAGCACCTACAAGCGCAACGCCTATACCTGCAAGAGCAGCTGCCGCTGGCACTGCCGCTTTTTTAATAGCAAACTGTGCTTTTTCGCCTGCAGTTTCTAGTTGCTGAAACTGTTTAATTGCTTTCTTAATGCCCTTGCCGTCAAACTCTGAGATGATTGGAATAGACAGCATTACGTTGCCTTGCTAACTGTGCGCGCTGTTTCTAATATCATCTTTTCCATTTCAGCCTCTATGCCTTTTCTCGCTTTATACACGGCTGGCCCAATTAGTCGAGTGCGGCCAGCGCCAACAAAACCTAACTGATCGCCTAAACGGTTTGAGTTAGCGCGTCCTGCAGTCTCAAAAATTGCTGTTGCTGGGTCTTTCTGCTCAATTAAGATTACGCCTACAGCATTGCGCCGGGTGTCAATGCGTAGTTTTACACCGCTTTTGGCTTTAGCCACGCTAAACGGAAACAGCTGACGGCCTCGACTAGACCACTTGTATTGCATACCAGACAACGGCACTTGCGTGTACACGTCTTTTGCAGCGTTAATGGCTGGCTGTGCAATTGCAGTGGCTTGCGTTCTAAAGTTTTTTTGCAACTCAGGGTCAATCTTTTTGAGCGCGTTAATAGTGTCTTTGACCCCTACCACTTGGATGGTTGTTGTTGCCGACATTGTTACCGCTTTCCCTGCTCGTTAATAACTGTAATCACTGTGAGCAAGTCGCGCGCGCCAAACGGTATTTGTTGTTCAGGCCAAAAACCTGTTGCGGCACAAACTTCGGCTAGTTGCCGTCTGTAAGTGCCGCGTCCGTAGGGTTTGGGTTTGTCACATCCGCTTCTGGTAAAACATCCATTTCAGGGTTTTCTTTTAACCATTCCATAAAATCATCAGGCATTTTTTCGCCTTTAACTTTTAGCAATGTGTATGCCCAAAATGACCAGTCGCGGAAACCTGAGTTTTGTGCATCGAGTGGTTTTTTATTAAACTTTTCTTCCCACAGCGCAATGCTAAATAACGTGGTGTACAGATACTCTGGCTCTGCTCCAGTAGTACGGGTCAACTTAAGTTTTACGCGCATAAGCCTGCTTTCGTGTCGGGCCGTTGCCGGCTGTTTTTAAGACGTTGCGACTGAGTACACGCCACCAGTAAACGTGATGTCAATTGTGTCTAACGCGCCTAGTGCGGCGTTAACAATTGGCAAGGTTTCTAGGTAGCAACCTGTCAAGGTTGAGATTGGGTTTGTTGCGCTGGTTGCCGCGCTGGTTGGTTTAATTGTCACCGTTGTTGATGTGCCTACGAGTGCAGCCAATGTTGCGTAAGTCTCTGTAGCAGCAAAACTGTTGTACATCGTCAAAGTCAAAGTGCTGTTCTCAAGACCGCCAACATAGACGCGTGCTGTTTTGCCAAACGAAGTGCTTTCCAATGCCTCGATCACGCGAGTCAGGGTTGATGCGCTGGTCTGGTCTGTCAAGTCAACGGCGTTAACTGTGACTACTGGGTTAGATAGGTAAGTGCTGGTAGCCATGTGGGTTAAATCTCCTCGTTGGTTTCTATATTAGTTTTAGCAGGTTTTTTAGGTTTAGGTGTGGATTGCTCAACAATGAAACCACCAGACAGCAGCGCTGACACGTTAATGCCGTCAGCTGCAATAAACGGGTCACCAATAATGCCAAGTTTGGTAGAGGCAATTGTGTAGATCATGCGGTCTGTGCCTGCACTTTGACTGAGAGGTCATAGCACGGAAAAGATGCGCCGCCAATCTCAATTGATGCCGGCTGACCAGATAGCACGATTACGTTAGATGCCAAGACTAATGCGACAATGCTTAAAATCTCGCGCAACACTGGCAGACCTGCAGGCCCAGACCCGACAACTTTAAGCGGAAAATCCATAGTCACAATGTTGCCGTTACCGCCGTATGTTGTAAAACTTGGCGCTAACAGAAACACGCAATTAGGCACAAGTTTGGTTGGGTCTGTCACGCAACGGATGCCAGATACGGCTGTCAGCGTGGCTGCTACATCGTCTATGGCCTCGTTGAGTAGGTCTGTGTACGGGGCAGGCATTAGGCAACCGCTGGTCGGGGGATACCCAACAATTGCTTTACAATCGGTGTCAACGACTGCTGGGTTGGTGTGCCCATCGTGTCAAACGCTGCATAAGCGGTTTCTATTGACCCTCGACTACGCCACAATGCAGCTGCATACATCAGTGTGCCTAGCGTGACATCGTGACCCGGTGACGTTGTAAGGCTGTCAAAATAACCTGACTCTTGCCTACGGCGATAACAAAAATCGTTGCCAGCGCTGCGCGCCTGTGTTGCAAGCGTGTAATCGTCAGACGGGTTAGTAATTGTCACGCCTAAGTAGGTGATCAATTCCGCAACGGTAATCCACGTGCAGTTTTGTGTATGCACCACACTGCCTGTGTAATCAACAACATAATTGACATTTGCGCCAGTAGCTGCGTAGATGATCTGGTTAGGTCGAGCAACTTCAGGGTTAAATTGAAACTCGCCTGTGGTTGGGTCAACGCCTGTGAACTCGTACTGCGGTAAGTCAAGCACCTTAAATGTGCCTGCGAACGGCGCAGATAAACCGCTAACGGTTATGTTTTCGCCAACAACAA